CAGATCGAGCTGGAGCAGGAAGCTCTCAGTTGCGGCAAACAGAAGCTGCACGCCTCTCTCCGACGATTGCAAGAGAAGAGCTACGCATCAGCGAGCGTGTACGGAACAGCAAGTATCTCAGCGGCTCTACCAGCTGTAATTAAAGACATCGAGGACAACCTGTCCAAGATGAAAAAAGGACGGGCTGGAGCGTACTACAAGCCTATCTCAGAGCACATTGACAACCTAGAACCACTAGCGATTGCCACCATTGCTTTGAAGATCACCTTTGACATGGTGTTCAGTATGCAACGAGATCGTGACTTACTGACCAATGTTATGGTGTCCATAGGCTCTGCCCTGGAGGCTGAGTGTAAGTTCAGGTGGTACAAAGCGAACCACCCTGGCTTGATGAAGTATGTTGAGGACAAGTACTATCACGAGTCCTGTGGCACAGAGCAGAAACAATCCATCGCTTCCGTCATCTTTGGTAGGCAAGACATCCACTGGCCTTGCTGGCACATCAAAACCAAAGCAGCCATTGGCTCTTGGTCCCTTGAGCGTGTGTGCAGTACAACTGGTTGGTTTACCAAAGAGCCTGAGCAGCGTGGTCGCAAGACCGTGCTACGATTGGTACCCACGCCTGAGTTCATGGAAGTCAGAGATCAGCTCATCAACACAGCTGAAATGTTTTCAGGCATCCCATGGCCTATGCTTGTTGAGCCCAATGACTGGACCAACGACAAGGCTGGTGGCTACCTGACAAACGAGTTGATGCGAGGGCATAATCTGACTCGATGCGGTAATCCGACACTAGTACACGGGGAGACGCCGCTGAAGTTTTTGAACAAGCTTCAGAAGGTGAAGTACCGTGTAAACACTCACGTGTTGGAGGTTGCTCGCCATTTCCGCGACAAGGGCATCAGGGTGGGAAAGTTTATTCCACTGTGCGAGTCTTTCAAACCACCCAAACCTCCTGACATTGCGGACAACGCTGATGCCAGACAATCCTGGAAACGGGAGATGGCAGAGGCATATAATGCTGATCGACTTAACTTCAAGAGATCAGTGAGAACAAGAACTCAGTTGGAAGCAGCTGAGAAGTTTCAAGATGAGGAGTACTATCTCTGCTGGTCTTTTGACTACAGGGGGAGAACGTACCCTATCCCTGCATACCTGACACCTCAGGATACAGACTTTGGTAAAAGCCTAATAAGGTTTGCTGATGAGTCTTTCGTTAATGAAGAGGCAGAAGAGTGGTTGGCCTTTCAGGTCGCTACTACCTTCGGTCTTGACAAGGCACCCATGGATGAACGAATCCAATGGGTCAGAGATAACGAAGACTTAATCACAAAGGTCGCTGTTGACCCCATAGGCAATCTCCCTGAATGGGAGGTGGTCGAAGAACCGTGGCAATTCATGGCAGCATGTCATGAGTACTACCATTGCTGTATCGAGTGTGATCACCAGTTCACATCCCTCATGGTTGCTGTTGATGCAACGTGTAGTGGACTACAGATCCTTGCTGGTCTAGCTAAAGATCAATCTACTGCTAGTCTGGTCAATGTCTGTCCTGGTGATAGACCGTCTGATGCTTACAAGGCCGTTGCTGAGGAAGCCAAGAAGTATCTCCCTGTTGAGATGCATCCTTGGATGACAAGGAAAACGACCAAACGCACCGTCATGACAATTCCATACAATGCAACCCGATCCTCCTCATGGGGGTACATCAAGGAAGCATTGATTGAGCAAGGCTTTGAACCTGAGAAGGAGCAAGTCTCTCAAGTTGTGGAAGCTGTCTATTTGAGTATGGATGCGGTTGTCCCTGGTCCTATGCGTGTCATGCGTTGGATCAAGACACATGTTGGTCAGTACATCCGCAATGGAGCTGATCACGTTGAATGGACTACACCCTCTGGGTTTGTAGTCAATCAGAAGAGGAACGTCAAAGAGACAGAGCGCATGGAGCTACAGCTCCTTGGTGCTACTAAAGTCACTGTGACTGTCGGTGAAGGCAACCCTTGCCCTACCCGTCACAAGTCCAGTACTGCTCCGAATCTGATACATTCATTGGATGCGTCCATCCTCCATGAAACCTTTCAGAGATTCAATGGACCATTCACAGTCATTCATGACTCGGTGCTATGCCGAGCAACTGATATGGGAACACTCAATGCACTCGTGCGAGAAACCTACACGGACATCTTCACACGAGACTGCTGGCTATCCAAGTTCGGAGAAGCTATTAACGCTGCTGAAGAGCCTCCCATCGTCGGAACACTAGATCCTGAGGTGGTTGAAGATTCCACCTATTTTTTCTGCTAACTTTCCACCATCATCACATGGCGACTCACGTCACTAAAGAACCAGTAACTCTGGATGGCTACCAAGCTATCCTCAAGCCGTCAGAGTACGGACACACCCTCACTGCACTGCTCCCCAAGGAAATCGTTGATGCCCTTGAGGACGAGCGTGTGGGTGGCTTGGAGTGGGCCAAGAGCAAGGCTAAGAACCCACGTCGTGTCACTATCAAACCAGAACCTTGGGAAGAGGTGAGCGAAGGTATGTACCAATGCAAGTTCCGTTGGAAGGAGGGCGACAAGGTTGTACCTGTTATCGTGGACACTGAGGGCACTGCCATCACTGATTCTAACCTTCCGCTGTATAGCGGTTCTAAGGTCAAACTCGCCTTCATCCAAAAGCCGTATTGCCTTCCTGCTGGTGACATCGGTACCTCTCTCAAACTCAAAGCTATCCAGGTTGTGAGTCTGAACACTGGTGCTGGTGTCCAAGACAGCGGTGATATGGATGCTGAAGCAGCAACTGAGCTGTTCGGCACCACCCGAGGCTTCAAGACCTCTGAGCCTAACCCTGAGGCTGCTCCTGCCTCTATCAACATCGACGAAGACTTCTGATCAATGACCGTTAACTTCACCACTGAAAAAGACAACGACACCGGTCTCTACAAAGGGACCATCACCGTCAAACTCCCTGAGCTGACTGCTGTCCGCTACAAGGCTGACCGCAACGACTTCAAGTACGAGATGCGTCGTGCTATCAGTGAGATCGTTGAAGAGATCATTGAGAAGGGGATTGACGACTGATGCGTAGTCGCCTGGAAGAACAGGTGGCTGAGCTTCTTACAAACCTCAACATTGAATATGGCTACGAGCCTGATAAATTCAATTACGTCATCGAGGCTAAATACACCCCCGACTTTAAAGTTGGGGACGTTTACCTTGAAACCAAGGGCTTCTTCAAACCAGCTGATCGTCGCAAGATGCTTGCTGTCAAGAAGTGCAACCCTGATCTCGACGTACGCCTGGTCTTCCAAGCGCCATACAATAAGATCAGTAAGAACTCCAAGACTACCTACGCCACATGGGCCGAAAAGAATGGGTTCCAGTGGTGTCCCTATTACGACATTCCTCTTGACTGGTTAAATGAAACCAAAGAAAAGTCTGACCTTTCAAAGCAAAAAAAAGAAAAGCCGAAGACCACCAAAGGGCGCTAAGCCTTATCGTGGTCAAGGACGGCGATGAACGAAGACTCTGAGTTCCTTCGTCATGAAGCTTGCCCTGCATGCGGCAGCAGTGATGGCTTGGCACGTTATGATGACGGCCATGCTTACTGCTTCGTGTGCGGGGCATACGAGCATGCAGATGGCGAAGACCATTCCACTTACACCAACGTCATGATTCAAGGACAGCCTGTCAGCTTAGCCAAGCGGGGTATCTCTGAGGAAGTGTGCCGCAAGTACCGTATCCACAAGGACGGGGACGTGCTGCGCTTCCATTACTTTGACAACAGTGGCACTGTGTGTGCTGCCAAGGTCAAGAGCATTGATAAGACTTTTCACTGGGAAGGCAAGAATGTCGATCACCAGTTGTTTGGTCAGCATCTCGTTCCTGACAAGGGCACACGCATCACCATTTACGAGGGTGAGCTAGATGCAGCATCAGGTGCTGTAGCCATGCCCTCTTGGCCTCACGTGTCCCTCCCTGACGGTGCACCTGCGGCAAAGAAAGCAATCCAGCGGGTCTTGCCGCTGCTGCAGGGCTACGAAGAAGTGGTCCTGTTCTATGACAACGATGAGCCAGGGCGTAAGGCTGCAGAGGAGTGTGCTCAGATCCTGCCACCAGGCAAGGTGAAGATCGCTCGCATGGAGAAGTACAAGGATGCTTCTGATGCGCTGCAAGCCAGCGACTCTGAGGCTATCCGCCGTGCTATTTGGGACGCCAAGACATATCGTCCTGACGGCATCGTGGATGCCAAGACACTGCTCGATGACCTGACTACACCAGAAGAACCCTGCCTACATGAGTACCCATTTCAAGGATTACAATCAAAGCTTCGAGGGATCAGGCTGGGAGAGCTTACAACGATCACTGCAGGATCTGGCATCGGTAAATCCAGCTTCTGTCGTGACCTTGCAACTCACCTTCTTCACCGGGGCGAACGGGTCGGTTATGTGGCGTTGGAAGAATCCAACCGCCGTACAGCCTTAGGCTTGATGTCTGCTGCCACTGGGCAGTCCCTACATATTGGAGAACATGACCGAGCTACTCTCACCAAGGCGTATCAGGATTCTATTGCTAATTGGAATCTCTTTCTTTTCGACGGGTTTGGTTCTTTTGATCCTGATGTCATATACAACAGAATTGAGTACCTTGCCACAGGGCTTGAGGTGCGTGTTGTATTCCTTGATCACCTCAGCATCCTGCTCAGCGGGCTAGACGGCGATGAACGCCGCATGCTGGACATCACCATGACTCGTCTTCGCTCCCTGGTTGAACGCACAGGGATCACCTTGTTCCTTGTATCCCACTTGCGGAGAACGTCTAATGACACAAACCACGAGGAAGGAGCCCGCGTCACACTCGGACAGCTACGCGGATCAGCTTCGATTGCTCAGCTCTCGGATTCAGTCATCGCACTGGAGCGAGATCAGCAGAGCGGACCTGAACGAAATGGCACAACAGTGCGCGTCCTTAAGAATCGCTATTCAGGCGAGGTTGGTGTCGCGTGCCAATTAACTTATGATCTCTCTACCTGTCGCTTCACTGAACATGAAATTGAAGCAGAATTCGACGCAAGCACTGACTTC